ATGAATGCCGTCGCGCCCCGTCACGGGTCGCTCGCTGATTTCCTCGCGCTTACAGACGGCCTGTCCATCGCCCGCGTCTCCGAGCTTCTACGCTGCTGTTCTCGCACCGTCCGAAACTATGTCGCCGGCCGCTCGCCGATCCCATGGCATCGGGTCGAGCTGCTGCGCCGGATCGCGTTTGACTCCAACCGAGCTGCCACGGGCGCGAACGCGTCGGCGCCGCCGCCGGCCGCGCCCGAATCGCCCGTAGTCGCCAACATCGAGCCCGACCCGTCGTCGCCTGACGTTCCGCCCGACGAGCTGCTTGCATGGGTCGGCGTGCACGCGCCGCACTACCTGTCGAGCCAACGCAGCTTTGCGTGCTACGTGCGCGGCTGGAACGTCGTCGACAAGATCCGGCGCGCCAAGCGCGACGGCACGTTTGCGGCCGTCCTGGCGCGATGGCGCACCTTGTCGGTCGAACTGCCGCGCATGTGGCGCACCGGCCCGCTATGGGCCGGCATCGGTCCGCCAGCCTACAAGGCGCGGAACGCTGATCGTTGACTCCCATCGACACCACTCGGATACTGTGTTTTTATACAGTATCATTTCGTCATATGAGACATCCCAACGTCGACGCCAGCGTGTGGGAGTTCTTCGACGAGCGCGCGGCAATCATGCAGTACGACGGCGGCAAGCCACGGCACGACGCCGATTTCTGCGCGTATGTCCGCACGCGGCTCTATTTCGAAGCGCGCGGCATCAGCTTGCCACATGGCGGTTACTTTTCGCCGTTCTCGATGGCCGACCTGGGTTGGTCGGATGCGACAGCCGGCGTGATCGTGTTCCCTTGTGCTGCTGCACTTGCGAGCATGGCCGGGGCAGCGCTCGATGAGGCCAACCGCGCAGGACGCTTCTATACCTACCTGACGCGCCAAGCCCGGATTCGGTAGACGCCCTGGCATGCTGCGCCAGGTGTACGCCGGACACGCGCGGCGCCCTTGCTAGAATCCCGACTCAATGATCCGAACAATGTGAGAGCGGCCGGCGCGCGACGCAGGCCGGGTTGATCTATTCCGAGGAGTCGAAAAGCATGCTGCGAAAACTGGCAGTCGTCGGGGACAGTTTGTCGAGCGGCGGAAACATCCTGCCGCACGGCGGGCCGCGCGTCACAACGAACGGCCATCAGATTGCGTTGATTGGGGCGCCAGCGTTTTGCGCGGCGTGCAAGGCGACCGGCGTCGTTGCGAAATCCGGCGGTCCGTATCGGATGAGCATGTCCGGCGAAGCCGCGCTCGACCAGGACATCGTCATTTGCGGATGCCCTAAACCACCGAAGGTCGTGGCGGCGCTCGGCGGCGACATGTGGTGCGACGACATGGTCGAGGGGCACGGCAAGGTGGTTTCGAGCCTGACCGCTACCGGCGGCGTCGCGTCGGTCAAGAAAGGCGCATACGACGAGCAAGTCAAGGCGACCGAGCACCAGGCCGAAGGCTTGCCCTACTACATCGAAACCGCAGACGGTCGCGTGCACTTCGGCCGGCTCGACGCGAACGGCACATTGCCGCGCGTCTATACCGGTGACGATCCGGGCGCGTACACCGTTCATTGGGGCGACGACGCGATCGCCAAGCACCACGGGGAATAATCGATGCCACACACCAAACCAACCAAGGTCGACACGAATACGAAGAACGGCTCGCAAAAGGAAGTCCCGGTAACCGCGATCACGTTCAAAGAACTTTGGGACAACTACCCTTCCGGCAACCCTTACGACAATCCGCAATACACCAACCAATGCGCCATTCGCATCAGCGTCATGCTGCATCGCGTCGGCGTTGGCATGAAGTCGTTTTCGCAGAAAACCGTCAAGCCCATGTCCGGCTCGCCAACCATCGGCCGCATTCTTCTCGACGGAAAGCCGACCGCCACGCGCGCCGATGAACTCGGCGAATGGTTGCAGCTTCAGCCGTTCGCGGGCCTGCCGAAAGCCGAAAACATCACCGGGGCAGATTGGGAATCGAAGGTGAAGGGGCGCACCGGGATTATCCAATTCTCGCGCTACTGGACGCGTGATGGCGAAGGCGCTGCGAATGCCAGCGGCGGGCATATTGACCTGTGGAACGGATCCCGTCTGACCGTCAGCAGTGCTCCCGATGCCGTTGCGACGTATAGTCGTGTGCTCGGCCTTCATGCCCTGTTCCCTGGCACGTCATTCGGCTGGTCCGACCTCCGCAATTCAAAGCAAATCCTCTTCTGGGAAATCAAATAATGCGGCGCATCTTAGGAACGATCGGATTCGCTGTCGCGGGTCTCGTCAGTGTGGTCGTGTGGGCGGCTATCGACGCCCGTCTGTGTGCGACGTTCGCTCACTTGTGCACACCGCCGCCCGGCGCATGCGGCGGTGGCGTCGACGCGTGCGCGCCGACGATTCACGCAACCGTCGACTTGTTCGCCTATCTGTTCGGGCCGCCGATCCTGTTTGCCGTGCTCGGGTTCTCTCTGCTCGCGCGTCGGCGGCCACTGCTCGCAATCGCCGGATATCTTGCGTGTGCGGTGGCCGCGCACTGGCTCGTCACGTTCATCGGCGTTCGCGTTCTGCACGTTTAAGGACACGAGAGGCCCATGCGCCGGAAGCTTGTGCGGGCTTTTTTTATTGGCTTCGCTTCCGGAAGTGTGAGCGATGCCTATCCGTCGTCGGATCGTCGCGCACTTCCAATTCGAGCGCCGACGTGAAACCGGCGTCACCGGTAATCGTGTGCGTGACCTGTTTCACGAGCCACGGCGTTTCATTGATATCAGGTTTGAAGCCCGCCACAGTGACGGGCATTTCCGGAAACAGCTCGGCGCGGCCTAGCGCGAGCGTGTAGGACATGGTCGCCTGGCTGCGGTTGACGCGGGCCAACTCAGCCTGTGCGGCCGCGCGCGCTTCGGCTTCCGTCGCATAGTCCTCCGGCAATACCTTCACGTTCTTGTTGTTGTCGCCGCCCACGATGACCGACTTTCGCTTGCCCTTCGCGTTCGAATGGTAATGCGCGCGCACGGCCTGATAACTCTCGCGCTCCGCAACGTGGTAGCGATGCTGATCACCAGATTGGCGCGTCAAGTTGAGCACGGCGAGCGCCTTACCGCTGACCGTCTTGCCCGAGCCGATCGGCATGAACAACAGATTCCGATCCTTGACGTTCATGACGGCGTCGTACCGCTTCGCCAGCCGCGTGAGAAATGACAAATCGCTTTCGTGCGTCTGGTCGATGTGGGCGATCCGGATTTTGCCGATGGTCGCCTCGACCTTTGCCGTCAGAGAGTGTCGGCCGGCGATCGTCTTCACGATATCGGCGATCGTTACGCCATGCCAACTTTTCTCCCGCCGCTGGTGCATGGTGTTCGTCATCGAGGCCGATTTTGCGCGGATCGTCAACACGTCCGGCGCGCCGCTGTGTTCGATCTCGTCGACCGTGAACGTCCCTTTGCTCGTGAGGGGTTCGCCAACCCATCCGATCGACAGTTTGATATCGGCGCCGCGCTTCGGGATATCGAACGCCCCTTTCGAATCGTCGAGGACGATGTCGAGCATGTCGGGTTCTTCCGAGCGCGATTCGGAGAGCGTCAGGCTGATGAGATTCGGCGCGAACAGGCGCGAGATGTCGCGACCGGCGAGCGTGATGCGATAGTCGGCCTGGGGTTGCTTGCGCACGATCGGCGCTTTCTGATCGATCATAAGACCTTCTTTGCCTTGTCGAGCACAATCGAAACGACGCTGCCTACCGGATCGCCGTTTATCGCCGATATCTGTTTGGCGGCCTTCACTGCCGCGTCAAGGCTGATCCCGCTCGCTGTCGACAAGCCCTTGGCGGCTGCGGCCGCAGCTTCCGGGGCGAGCTTGGCAACAACGCCAATTGCCGCCGCCTTGATCGAATTAATCGACAGGTTCCTGACGTTGTTGACGACAGTCGACGCGACCTTCACAACCTCTTTCACGTCGTTCACCGCCTGCTTGGCCGCCTTGAGTGAATCTTTGCCGTCGCCCTTCGTTGACGCCAGCGCTTCATCGGCTACGCGCTTCAACGTCAGGTTGAATTCGATTTTGCGTGCGACGCCTTCAGGTGTGTGATAGCTGGCGGACTCGTTCAGGCTTTCGATAACGTATGCACCGTAGACCGTGCCAACGCCGTCGACGAGCACATACGCATTGCCAACGTCGCCCATCTTTGCCAGTTTTTCGAGCGATGCGGCCGTGCCAATGTCGTTGTCAGCCGCAACCATGCCATTGAGCGTAATCGTATCGTCTCCGGCGCCGGTGAACTGGCTGGCGTCACGCGCGCCGACGCGCGAACTCGTACGGTGCTTCCAGTTGCGCTGCCGCTGCAGTTCCTTGTATGGGGCGGTTTTCAGGCTGAAAACGAAGCTGTCAAGGGACATCATCATATGCGTTACTCCTGCGCGGCTCAGTCGGACAGACGCGCGCCGATGCGGGCCTGCTTTGACCGCTCGCGCCGATCCAGTTCGGCGCGCACGGCTTGCGCGATCGCCGCCGGATCGGCTCCGGGGGGCGGGTAAATGTTGATGGTGATCGAGCCGACACCGCCCGCGGCCGCGCTTCCGGCCGCCGGCGCCGATGTGATGGGCGGGCGCGTGTCGATCGGCACGGTAGACCGCACGAGCGGCACGGCGGCCGCCGTCGCCGGCCCGCTGAACGCGGCGACGGCCACGGTCGCGAGACCTACGGCCGCCTTCGCCACGCGGCCCTGCTCGCCGTCCATACCGATTGCCGCGCCCTGCCCGATGAACCCGCCCAGCTCGCCGAACACGCGGCTCGGGCTGTGAATGCCAAGCTTTTCCTTGAACCACGAGACGGTTGAATCCGCGACGTTCGTAATCGCATCCTTCACCGAGCCGAGGCCGTTTTTGATGCCGTTGACGAGCCCGGACATGATGTTGGCGCCGAATTCGACAAAGCGGCCGGCGGCCTCTGCCGCAACCACGATGATGTTGGCGAGCCACGCGCCGAAGCCCTTGCCGGCGTTGGTCGCGGCGTCCAAGCTTTCCTTGCTCGTATCGACCGGTCCCAACAGGCGCGTGATCCATCCCCACACGCCCTTGATGGCATCCACCAGCCAATCAAACACGGGCTTCAATGGTTCGAACATGGCGCCAAGGATGCCGAACACGCGACTGAACAGCGGCGCAAGCGGCTTGAGCCCTTCCGTCAGGCCCTGCCAAAAGCCGGAGAAAAACGCCTTGATCGGCTCCCAATAGCGGACGATCAGCAACGCCGCGAGCGCGATACCGGTGATCACGAGGCCGATCGGGTTCATCAGCGCAAGGCGGCCCACGAACATCAACGTCCGCCCGAGCCAGCCGAGCGCGGATGCAACGCCGCTGACGGCGCCCGCGGCGCCGCCCTTGATGAGGTTGAATCCACCCTTGGCCGCGTCGACGGCCACGCCGGACGCGCCGCGACGCGCGACATACTGCGTCGCCGCCGTCCAGCGCGAGGCCGCGGCCGCGCGCGTCGCGGCGACCTGCGCGGCAACCGCGCGCCAGAGCTGAATCGTGTACTGCCGCGCGGCACTAATGCCATCCTTGAGCGCCGTCGCGGCAGACACGCCCCATTTCTTGACCGCCTCCCTCGCGGCCTGGCAGGCAGCCGGCACGCGTTGACCGAGCGATCTCACGTAGCCGCGTAGCGACGCCCAGGCCGCGCTTGGCGATGACGCCTGCCACGTAGCCGACAGCGCCGCGCGCGCGCGCGTGGCGCCGGTTCGTGTGGCTGCGGCGGCTCCCGACGCCGCGCTCGACAATCGCCGAAACGCGCCGGCGCCGCGGCCAATTCCGCTTTCGAGAAGGCCGCCCTCCTTTCCCAGCATCGACATGCCGAAGCGCACGAGCGCAAGCGGCCCGATGATGGCCGCAAGACCGAGCGTCAGGGTGCCGCCCACGGCCAGCACGACGCCGAGGGCCGCCAGGCTGACGACCAAAACGCGCGCCGTTTCCTTATTCCTCTCCATCCATCCGCTGACGCGCTCCAGCAGCTTCGCCGTGATTTCGAGCCCTTGGTTATACAGCGGCAGGATCTTTTCCCCAATCTCCTGCTCAAGCGTGGCTTTCTTCGCCAGGGCGTCCATCTCTTTGCCGTAGGCGATGCGCATCCCTTCCGCATACAACGCGTCTACGCCATTGGCCTTGGGTGCATTCGCGCGATGCTTCTCGATGTTGGCGCGCTCGAGATACAGCGACGAGAACAGGTCGCCGCCCTTGCGTGACGAAAATTTCTGCCCGATCTTGCTCAGCATCTGTTGATCGGTCAGCTTCCCGTGCGGATCGATATTCGGAATCACGACCTTCATCAGATATTCGAATGGATCGGTTTTGTACAGCTCGATCTGTTTCATCGCATCGGGCAACATCTTCGTAATGTGTCCCGTCTTGCCGTACTTCACCGAGCCCTTTTTCAGCAACCCGGATGCCATCAAATCTTCTGCGGTCTGCTGGGTAGTTCGGCCCTGCGCCCAGTTCGTGTATGCACTCATCAGGCCCGTACCGGTGCGGAACCCGCCCATCTCCTGCATCGTGTGCAGAAGCCCGAAATAGAAGCTGTTGTCGCCAAGTTGCTTGGCGGCAATACCGCCGGTCTTGATCGCATTCAGGAAATCCTCCGGCTTCACCGTGCCGCCCGACGCGACGTAGGCTTTCGTCGCGTTGTCGACAGCCTGTCTGAACGCCTCCGGACTCTTCAGCGAGCCGCGCAGCTCGGTCGTTTTCACCAGATCCATCAGCATCTGTTCGGCGACTTCGCCATGCCCTTCGCCGTGACCGCGCCGTGCCATTACGGATTCGATGCCGACCTTCATCCTGGCAAGGATGGGCGCCATCTCTTCCGCGTGGTGCATGTCGCGGGTGATCGTATAGGTTTCCTTGAGCAGCTTGAGTTTGTCTAGCTTGCTCAGCCCTTTCACATCGATGCTGTTGGCATAAGAGATTGCTTCGTTCAGTTTCGATTCGCCGATGCCAAGCGATCGAAACTGCGAAGTCTGCTGCTGGTATTCCTTGGCCTCGTCCAATGCGCCGCCCATGCCGCCAAGAATGCGCGTGCCCGCGCCCTTCGCGGCATAGCCGCCGATCGCCATGCCAGCGGCCACACTCTGCATGCCCTGCATTTTCGTGCGCGCGGCCGCCACGCGCTTCTCGCGCTCGGCGAGCGCTTCGAGCCTGCGCATCTGGTCGCCCATCGCCGCCGTGGTCGACCTGATGTTCGCCCGCAAATCGCGCTCGTGCTGCGACAGGTTGCGTGTGTTGACGCCCGCGCCGGCGAGCTGCTCTCGCAGCGCACGCACGCGTGACGCCTGCTTTTCGTGTTCGGCCGACAGGCTCGCCGCTTTCTGCTTGGCCTTCTCGAATGCGGCGATCATCTCGCGCGACGGCGGCCCGAAGGCACGCAACGACCCGGCCAGCGCCGCGACGCGCCCGCGTGCTGCATCGAGCTTCGACGCGGTCGCCGCGAGGCCGCTGCGCATCTGCCGAAACTCGGCAATGCTCTTTTGCGTCTTGCCCATCTCGGCCAGTTCGCGCCGCGCCTCCTTTACCGACGTGGCAAGCCCCTTGTTGCCCGCCAGCAGCGCTTTCAGTGGCTTCGTCATGTTGTCGATCATGTCGAACATGACGCGCAGTTTCAGGGTGTTGTTCATCGTCGGTCGTTACGTTCATTCAGCGCCGGCGCGCACACGCGCCCGCTCGCGCCAATCCATCAGCTCGGCAAGACTGAAGGCGTCCAACGTCGCCGGCGTCCAGCCGAACACCGTCGCGATGTCGGCCATCGGGTCTTCTACTCGGTCTGGAAGGCCAGCTTCGATTTCACGGCCTTCGGCATCAAAAAACCCGCGAAGATCCCCCCCAATTGGACGAGGTCGGCGGGGTCGATGTTGGCGACGTCGGCTTCGGTCAGCGTCGGCGAGCTGATGCGCGGCAGCACCTTCGACAGCGCGGTCACGTCGAGGCTGACGAGGTCGGACAACGACACGCCGCGCAGCTCGCCGGCTTTCGGCTTGCGCAGCGTGATCGCCTCGATCGTCTGGTTGCCGCGCACGAGCGGCGTGTCGAGCGTGAGCGTATTCGGATCGTCGTGCGCCGGCGAGTCGGGCAGATCGCTTTCGGTCGTGGCGGTTTTCTTCGTGTTCATACGGTTCCTGTCGAATGATGGGTGAATGGCGGCCTCGCCGGGCATACCGGCCGAGGCAAAGGGTTACAGGCCGATCGCCTTGCGCAGCGCTTCGAGAAGATCGGTGCCGTTTCTCCGGTCGATCATGTTGACGAAGTCGATTTCGATGATGTCCTCGCCGTTGATCGAAAGCTTGTAGTAGCTGGCGACCGTCGTCACCTTGAACGCGGTGTCTTCCTTCGCCTTGGCCGACCCCGGATCAATCTCGCTGTGCCGGCCCTTGATCACGATCTCGACCGCGTCAACGCTCGTCGAGTCTTCGGTCTGGTAGCCGCCGGCGAAACGCAACAGCACGCCGTCGTGCTGCGTGATGCCGTACTGCTGCAGCACGCTTTTCATGAAGCCGCCGGCGGTCCATTCCATCTGGATACCCTCGTTTCCGAAGTCGACCTTGATCGGGCCGCTCATGCCGCCGCCCTGGTAGTCCTCCATCTTGCGCGTCAGCTTCGGCAGCGTGATTTCCGTGACCTGCCCGACGAAGTTCTCGCCGTTCTGAAACAGGTTGAAGCCCTTGAGTTTTCTCGGCATTCCCATGTTCGATTGCTCCTATGTGTGCTGTTTCGCCGGCGATCAGGCGTTGACCTTCGACGCGAAATCCGCGAGATAGCGGTCGGTGATGCGCTGGCGCAGCGTCAGGTTTTCCAGCGGCGGCACCGGCGTGTAGTCGTAGTCGATGTACGCCTGCCCGGCCTTCAGCACGTCGGTCGTGTTCGGCTCCGGGTCGAACCACGACGCCCCGCCGATCAGGTAGCCGAGCGACACCCACTGGCGAAACTTGCCGTTGATGCTTTCGATGATGTCGCGCGGCAGAGACGGATTCAGCGGGCCGTCGACGTTCACCATCTGCGCGAGCGCGATCGAGTCGCCGACGACCTGGGCGGTGCGCGTGTAGTTCTCGAACGCAAACAGCGGATCATCCGAGCACGTGCGCGAGCCCCAGAAGCGATAGCCGCCCTGGTTGATCAGCGTCGTCACGTCCTGTTCGTTCAGGTAGCCGGCATCGGTCGCCGGGTCCTGCAGATCCCACGACACATCCGCGCTGATACCCGTCACGCCGTTGACGGCGACGTTCGACAGCGTCTTGTGCCAGCCTATATCGTTGTCGATCTTCGCGCGCAGGCCCATCGCGTAGGCCACGGCCGGGACTTCGACGGTTGCGTTCGCGGTGTCGTCCCACGCAAGAAAATTCGGCCAGACGACCATCAGCTCGCGCGCCGCAAACTGTTTTCGGTAGGTCGTCGCCTCTTCCTTCGTTTTCGCGCCGGCGGCGAACGCGTAGGCGAAACCCTTCAGCGACTGCGCCGTGGTGATGAGCGCATTCGCGACAGGCTGCGTGTCGAGGCCCGGCGCGCCGAGAATGCGCGGCTTTACGCCGAGCTTCGCCTGTGCGGTCAGCAGCGCTTTCATGCCGGTGTACTTCCCTTCCGCCGTCACCGTGCCGATGACGTTCGTCGTCGTCGCGGCGGCATCGGCGCCTTCCGCGACGCGCACGACGACGGTAATCGGTTTGGTCTGCGCGCCGATCGCCGTCAGCGCCTTGTGAAGCGTGCCCTGTTTGCCCGCCTTGCCGAGCGCGGCAATCACGTTCGTGATGAGAACGGGTGTGTCGAGCGGGAACGTTGTCGCGTCCGCATCCGGGGCCGTGCAGACGAGGCCGAGAATTGCCGTCGAAATCGAGCGGATCGGCCGCGACCCCTGATTGATTTCGACGAGGGTAACGCCGTGGTGATAGCTGTCCTGCGCCATGTTATTGACTCCAAGGTGATAGACGGTAGAGCGATCAGGCGATCGCGGTTACGAAATCCGGTGCCGCCGGAAGTTCGATGTACGGCCAGCCGTCCGCGTCGCTGATATCACGCAGTGCCTGACGGTATTTGATGAGCGTCGAGAATTGCGCGGAAGTGAGCGTCGTACCGCTTCCGATCAGCTTCTCGTCCTGGTGACGCGACACAAGCCAATCGGTCGCGTCCATTGCCGAATCGCGCTTGCCTCGCATCGCCTTGGCTACACTGTCGCGAGATGGCGCGGGCGGGGCGATCAAAACAGGGCGCATGCTTTCGTCGATCGCCCCACGCTTCCCGTGCGCTGGACCGTCGATCAACACACGCCACTCATCGTTGGATATGCCGACGACGTTCGCCCCGGATGGGGCGGGACTGTCGACGCTGTCGTAGAACGCCGTGATGTTGCCTTGGGCGTCGAAGGCTGCGAATTTTTGCCCCATGATTGTGGCTCCTTCAATAACCGATAGCCATCCAACGACATTCGTGTGAACTGCGGATCGTAGGAGAACCGCTGCATTGATACCCGCCAACCCAAAATCCTGAAACGGTAATTCCGAATGGCGAATCGAACGTGCCACCGGGAAGATTGGAGTTTGGTGACGCCACAACTGAATAGCACGCACGCTGATAGCCAACCGGGAAAATCACTTGCGTGTCGGCAGTGCCATTCGTGCCAACAACCCCCCACTGAATAATCAGCCCGCTCGGCAGCTTCTGATAGCCGTTGGTGGACAGCGAGTTGCCAAAATCGCCGAGAGACAGGCGCAACGCTGCCGATCCGCTGACGAGTACCCAATAGGCGCCGTCCGACACGAATTTCGCCGTATCGCCGTTGTTCAGCACGCACGTCGACGACGATACAAGCGAACCAGTCATCATCTTGTCGGCCCCTGCCGTCGCAACCGTCGCGGCGTTTACCGTCGCGAGAAATTCGAACGTTGCGCCAGGCTGCACCGCCGACAGCGCCGGGAGGGTGTAAGTCGTCGAGGAGACTTCGAGCGTGAAAGAGCCGCCCGCTTGCGATGCCGAGAAGGCAGCGCTCCCAGCCGACTGAATTCGCACGCCCGACTGCATGTTGCCGAGCGCGCGCTGCACAAACGCTGTTGTCGCCAGCTTCGTGCTGTTGTCGAACTGCGGCAGCGTTGGTGCCTTCGGCGTCCCAGTGAAAATCGGCGAATCGAGCGCGGCTTTCAGCGCAAGCGCGTTCGTCATCGTCGTCGCGAAATTCGGATCATTGCCGAGCGCTTTGGCCAGCTCATTCAGCGTATCGAGCGCACCCGGTGCCGCATCCACGAGCGCGCTGATTGCCGCTTGCATCTGCACGGTCGTCGCGTATTGCGGATACGGGTTCTGCGCACCGGCGAGCGCGTCGTGCGCATCCTTCAGAAAGCGCGTGCGGTTCGCGAGCTGACGCAGCGGCACGTTATCGATGCCGTCTGGACCGCCCTCGACCGGATCAGACGTTTCGAACTGGCGGATGCCGGGCGTCCAGGTCGAGCTTTCAACCAAATCGGTCATGACTTGATGCTCCCTCTGTTGTATTGGCCGTCGCGACGTGCGAAGCCGTTGTAGCGAATCGGCGCCTCTCGGTAGTCCAGCGACACCAGCATCGAGCGTTGCGGCGCGTAGCGTTCGAGAACCGCTTTCAGGTTGTCAGCTTGGTCACGCGTGATGGGCCGCGACAGCTTGACGATGTATTCCGCCCACGCGGTTTCCCGTCCGTGCACGTAATCGCCGTTGTACGTGACCGACCCGTCGCGGCGGCGCACACGCCGACCCTCGACAATCGTCACCTCGCCGAAGCCGAGCCGGCGGATCACTTCGCGCACCGCCCACGGCGTGCCGCGCTTCTGGTGAAGCTGAATCGCGCCCCGGATGAGCGCGCGACGCGCGTCGTCCGATTCGGCCAGTTCCCAGCCGTCGACCGACACTTCGGCGGCCAGATACGGCAGCAGCGCAGACGGACATCTGTCCGGATTCCAGTAGTCGCGAATCGGGATCGGCAGAGCATCGACGGCCGCAAGCGCCGCCGCGGTGCGCGTTTCGAGCACCGTTGCGTTCGGGGGCAGAAGCTTAGGCATAAATGCCCCCGTATTCGATGACCACTTCAATGCAATACGATGCCTGGGTCGGGCTGATGGCAATATCGCCGGCTGGCTCGATCAATTCGGTTTTCGACAGGCCCGCGGCCTGGCACACGCCCTTGATCGCCGACTCGGCTACGCCGATTCCAATGCGGTGCACCTTGTCCGCATAGGCGCGCGCGTTCTTCGCCGCTTGCTCGATCAGCACATCAGCGCCCACGGCCGAACGCGTGTAGCCCTTCGCACGGATCCGATACCGGACGATTTCCGCCGACCTGACGAAAACCGTGTCATTCAGCGGCCGCTGATCTTCCGCGCTCAACGCGGCTGCGACCGCGTTGCACAGCTCCGGCGATGCCGTGCCGTCGCCCTCGCTCGAAAGCAGCGTCACGAGCACGTCGCCCGGCTGCGGCCGCGAGCTTTGCGCGTCGATGATGCGGCCGTCGACGGCGCGCGCCTTCGTCACGTATGCGGCCGCTGGGCCGGCCACACTGAAGCCCTGCGGGGCGAGCTGAACGCGCTCGCGCAGGCTGTCGTCTCCCTCTTCCACTTCTGCGATGTTGTTCTCCGGATCGGCCGGCGTGACTACCAGCCGTTTGAGTCCGAACAGCGCCGCGCGCTGTTCCAAGTCGTTGCCTTGCGCAAACGCGAGCTGCACGGCGCGAACGGCGTCGTTGACGCGCTGACGCCACACCAGTTCACGGTAGCTGTTCTCTTGCAGCAGACGCGCCAGCGGTTCCGATTCGAGTTCGACCGTCGCGGCAATTTCCGCCTGTTCGTCGGCCGGCCAAAGCGAGATGAGCGCCGCCTTGCGCGCCGCGTAGATCGTTTCGAAGTCGAGCACTTCGAGCGCATCGGGCAGCGGCAAGCTTGCGAGGTCGATGAGGGCGGACGTGGTCATGCCGCGATCACCTCGTTCAATGGAACGCGTGCGCGCACTGCCGCGCCGGATTCGGTCGTGTAGCCCTCAATATCGACGTACTGCTTTCCGGAGAACACTTCGCCGACCGTGGCATCGTCGACCGTGATCTGCACCCGCGTGAGCACCAGACGCGGCTCCCATCGCATGAGCGCCGTCGCGATCGCGGCGTAGAGGCGTGTACGTTCGGCGCCGTTGTTCGGCGCGTCGATCTGCGAGAACAGGTCGGACCCGAACGGCCGACGCTTCACGCACGAAGCCAACGGCGTCGAAATGATCTTGCCGATCGACTGGTAGAGGTGGTCAAGATCGGCGATTGCGCGGCCGGTCGCGGCGTTCATGCCTTTCATTTCGGCGCGCTCACGTCATTGCCGTCGCCCTGTTCCCGGTGCGTGTGGTGCGGAAGGCTGATGCCCAGCGACTTCACGTCGCCGGTGAATTCGGCGGCGCCCTGAATCTGCATCGTCGAGCCGCCTGCGCCGCCTTTGCCCGTCATGCCGGACTCGAACGCGAACGGCCCCTTGACCGTCATCGCGCCGGTGCATGTCGTCTGCTGGGCGTCGAGTGTGATGGTCTCGGCCTGCACGGTCGCGGCCTTCGTCTGAACCGTGACAGAGCCCGGCGCGATGACGAGCATGGTCGCGCCGGCGGGCAGTTCCGCCGTGAGCGCATGCGCAGCGTGGTCGTATGCGACGACAGCGCCATCGGGATAGATGCGCGTGTGCGTGTCGCCGCTGTTGGCCGGTGCCGGGAAGCCTTCGGAATAGAAGCCGCAAAGCGCGACGCCCTGCGCCGGATCGCCCATCGGGCAAAGGAGAATGACCTGTTCGCCTTTGGTCGGCGGCCGCCAATCACGAACGCCGCCGGCGGCAACCGACAGCCACGGTATCCAGTTCGTCGCGAGGTAGCCAGAGTCGTCGTCCGGGTCGCCGACCGACACGCGGCAGAGTGCCGCGCCGTGGTTGACGTCCAGAATCGCGCCCTTGCGCACTGCGTTGCGGGCCAGCCGTTGAATTTCGTTAGCGTCCATGCCGCCCATCATGCCGACCGCACGCGCGCGATGCGACAGCCGCCGCATGTTGGCGGGATGGGTACAAGAAACCCCCGTGAACCGGGGGTTATCGTGCGACGTGTTTCAACAGCAGGTCGAGTATCAGGTCGCAATCTTCGGGCTTCAGCCCAAGCAGTACGCGGGCCGGATACTGGTATTCTGCGCCGCCGGGCGCGACGCGCCCTCGTTCGCCGAATTGGTGGACGCGTGCGATGCCCGCGACGCGCCCATCGAAGCCGATCGCGAGGCCGTTCGCGTCCGCTTCGACCTTCAGGTAACGCGCCGTGCGCAGCTTCGCGAACATCGCAGCGCGTTTGATGCGGCCGCGCTTGTCCCGTGGCTTACCGTCTGGTTTCAGGCGCGGCTTGCGCGCGTCGTAGGCGGTGCCGTCGGGGTTCTTCTGCGCCGCGATCCGCGCCTGATGGCTGCGCCGCAACGCGCGCGCGATGTCGCGCATCGCGGCGCGGCGGCCCGCCGGCTGTAGGCGGCTCAGCAACGCGGATAGCCGCGATTCGACGATGCTCAGGTCATCCATGGCTAATCGACCCACGGACCCGCCACGTCCTGCAACTTCGAATCGTCGACGTGCTCGACGATGCGCTTGCCGTCGTCGTTGACCTTCACGACAATGCCTTCCGTAAGCTGCACCTTGATCGACACGTCGGCCGTCTTGTTGTTGAGAACATCGATTTCGTAGGTGATCCCGCTCGCGTGCTCATCGGGGTTGAGCACGAGGTCCGGCTGATTGTGGCGGACCCAATCCAGCAGCGCGATAAACAGGGCGTCGGGATCGCCGCCGAAGTCCAGCAACAGGACGTTGCATACATACCGGTATTCGAACGACAGACTGCGCGCGCCCGTCGCCGCGATCGAACCTTGATCGATGAACACCGTGAGCTTTTCGGGATTGGACCCGAGCGAAGGAATCGCCGCAACGATCGCGGCACGAAGACCGGCCGGCTTAATCATGCCGCACCCGCCCGGCTTCTGCGTTGATCTTCGCCTGCGTCCGTTCCTGACAGGCGGCAATCATGTCGACCTTGGCGGCGCACATGCCCCATGCGCCCTTCGCATCGTTGAATGCCTCGTGCAGCTCGCCGTTAGTGCGCGGCGCCATCGCCGGCAGCGTGCAGCGCGTGATCGGTTGGCACTGCTGCACCGAAATCACCGGCGCCGGTGTAAGCGGGGCTTGCTGACAGGCGGGCAACGTCAGCAGGCAAAGGAGTATCGGCCCAAGTGCGAACGGTCGCGTTTTCATTGATCACCTTCCTGATGTCCTGCCGAGCGGCCGCGAGCTTCGCCGCCACCTTACCCGTTGCAGCGTCGAGCTGCTGCTGTTGTGTCGCCTTGTTGCTGGCGTCCTGCCGCAATTCATCGATCGCCGCGTCGCGCGACTCAACGGCCTGGCTGGAACACGCCAGCCGGTTTTTAGCGTCGGCCAGCTCGGCGCGCAGCGCGCACACGTAGAAGAACGCGGCGACGAGCAGCGCGAGCGCGACCGCGCCGGCGACGAGCTTCGAGGCAGCCGCGTTCATGCCGCCGCCTTGTCAGCACCGGCGTACTTGTCATACGCGCGTGCGAGCTTCACGTCGTACAGGTTGCGTGCGTAGTCGGAACCGTTGTAGCCCTTCGCGAACACGGCCCACTTGCGGCCCTTCAACGCCGCCAGCAGATTGGAATCGGCTGCCACGAAGCGCACGAACGCGTCGAGCTGATCGCCCTCGCCGTTTTCCATCCGCGCGACGAAATCGTCGATGTCCGAATAGCCGAGGCGCTCCGCGTGATAGCCCATCACCTGAAACGCGCCCCAGCTTGCCGACTCGTAAGCCGCGCCGGCGTCGATCAGCTCGGCCGTCGCGAGTCGCGTATATTCCGCGGCGCCGCCCTGGTAGCCGCCGCGCGCCTGCGCGCAGATATTCGGATATTTCGCCGCGATCGGCGCCGGATCGATGCCGCGGGCTTCGAGGCGCTTCCAGAAAACGTGACGCTCGAACAGGATCTTCGGCCGCCCATCCGACAGGAAGCCCGATCCGGTCGATTCCACTTCGTTGACGGCGCGCACGCACGCGACCGGTGCGCCGAGGATGTCGGCCGCCTTCACGATGTCCGCGTCGGCGAGGTGCTTCGGATCGCGCCGGCCGGTCGCGATCGCGGCGAGCGTCTTCGGGCCGGCGATGCCGTCGACGACGAGCCCGGCTTCCGTCTGCACGGCCTTGACGGCCGATTCGGTCGCTTCATCGTAGACGTGCGTCACGTCGAGCGCGTAGCCGGCGCGGATCAGCCGGCGTTGCAGCAGGCCGACATCGTCGCCCTGGTCGCCGAGGCGATGTGTTTTCATGATTGTTCACTCCGCAAGAGGCGCGCGACGTTGCCGCGCGACGCAAACACAAACAGCGCCAGCAAGACCGCCGTCGCCGTTTCGAAGAAGCCGACGTGCTTCGCGTGTAGTGCCAACTCAATGGCCGACCCGCCGGAGACGGCAACGAGCGCCCAGGCGACCCACGATGCATCGTGGCGATGACGCGCGCCGTTGCGCCGATAGACGAGCACGCGCGCGAGCGCGGCGAGGTGAGCGGCCAGCGCCACCAGTGCGAAAGAGATGTGCATGTCGCTCACTCCCCTTTCTTGAGGAACGCCAGCAGGTCGACCGACTTCAGACGCTCGATGAGCTGCAGCGTGACCGTGATCACGAGCGCGGCCGCGAAGAAGCCAGCGACGCCCGTCGAGCGGATCGGCGTCGCGTTGACGATCTCCGGGGCAGCGAGATAGCCCATCACGAGGGAAATCAGCATGTACGCGACGCGCGTCAGCACGCCGATTTCTCGCGACGTGACGACAACGAGCGCCGCGCCGGTGAACGCGCCGATCAGCGCGTTTCCGTCGATGCCGGGCGCGAGGCCCGCAAGACCGATCGCGGCCGACAGCGCCGCGGCGGTTGTAGTGTTCGGTTCTGCCATGTAGCCAGCTCCCGGAATCAATCAAACAGTTGCACAAGCGGCGTCGTGCTTTCGACCGTGCCGATATCGGGCAGATAGACGACGGTGCCGATCGGGATCACGACGCCGTGATCGGCGAGGCCCGCGTTCGCTTCGAGCACCGCTTCAACAGTGCCGTCCGTCCGGCCATAGTGACGCCAGCAGAGCGCGTCGACCGTATCGCCCTGCTGCGCGATGACGTTCATCGGATTGCCATCAGATCAGCTCCACCGTGCTGCGCGGAATGCCGCGCAGGTCGTTCAACGCCCAACGCGCGTTGCGGCGCGCGCTGCAAACCGTATCGTCGAGCCGCTCGGCCTCCTGCCCGCCGGATTTCGTCGTATCGAGGTCGCGATACTTCTCGGTCACGTCGGCATGCGTCAGGTTGTAGACCGCGCGGTAGTAGAGCGACACGAGTTCGCTGATGCCGCCGATTCGTTCGGCCGGTACGTCGGCAAGCGTCGCGTAACCGGCGGCCGCCTGCGCGCGCCACACCTTCAGTTCGACGTTCACGCTGCGGATTGCGTCAATCGCCGCCTCGCGCAAACGCGCGTGCGTCACGGTTCCGTCGAGCCGCGTCGCCTCGCGCAACGCCGCGATCGACACGTCGGGAAAAAACCCGTTGTTTTCGATCGCGTCCAATTCGGGCGTCGGCGCAGTCGCATCGGCCGTCGCAATAAAGCTGCTCGACATAGTCGTGACTCGGAATAAGACGGCGGTGGATCGGGGTCGGGATCGCGTAGCGTCAGCCGTTGCGAACCGTCACCCGATGCCGCCGTGCCGGGGGGGCTCAGTTCGTGCGGTCGGCGCCGGCCGCCGCACTTCTCAACTCGGCTTCGAGTCGAGTGATGTCTTTTTTCACGCCGATTCGGTCGTTCAGCTCGACCGCGCGGCGCAGCATTTCGAGTGCGCCGGCCTTGTCGGATGCCTCCAACGCGTAGCCGAGCGCCTTGTGCAACTTCGCGCGAATCTGGTCGTGCATGTCGTACTTTCGCGTCCGCGCTTCGACTTCCTGCAACATCGCCGCGGGAAACGCCTCGCCGGCGGCGAACGCCCGCAAACCGGCTTCGGCGAATTCTTCGGCGACGGCGGCCGGCAACGTCCGTTCGTATTGCTCGGGCAGCGTCATGCCGAAGTGCAGCGCGTACCGTGCGATAGCGAGCGCGCTTTCGTAATCGCCCACGTCCACGCACCAAATCATGACCGTGGTCAGCACGTCGTCCTGCGCGCCCTTCCCGCCTTCCAGCACGCCAGCGATGTACGCCGCGTAATCAGGCAGCACCTCGCGCTTGACCTCGATCTTTCGCGCGACGGACTGAATTTCCTTCAGCCTGCGGCGGTCGGTCCCGAGCTTCGCGAGCATCAGGTCGTAGTGTCGGTGTCCGGCAAGCGACTGGCCGGGCGCGGCGCGCGCGGCATCCTGAGCAGCGCGGACGCGCATCTGGTGACGGCGAGCGGGGCTGGTCATGATCAGGCCGCCGGCGCGATTTCGATGTTCTCGACCACGGCCGCACAGCCGTAGTCCTCGACGACATACGCGTCGTTGCTCGACTCGTAGAACTCGACCCGGTCGCGCTTCGCGTTGTCGACGATCGTGCGTCGACGCGCGCCGTTCTGGTAGTACAGCGACAGGTTGTCGAGCCGGGTGATCAGCACCGAGTTCGCCGGGAAATACGGCGCGCTCACCGCCTGCTTGCCCCCGACGCGCTTCGCACTGACGACCAGGTCGACGGCGGCCGCTTCGGTCGCGACGTTCGCGCCATTGATGAACGGGAAAAACTTGTCGTGCAGCAGGCCACTACCGAGCACGACGACGACGGACGGATCTTCGCGATACCACTCGTCGAGCAGTTCGAGCGCGTCATACACCAGCGCGTCGATGTTCTTGTAGTCGGTGCCTGCACCCGTGCCGACCTTCACCTTGCCGGACCCTGCGGCACCTTCATGCATGACGCGGTCGGGTGCGCTCGCGCGGATTTTCTGGAGCCAGCCGATGTTCACGTCCTGCAACAGCGGATGTGCGGCACGGTCCGACGTAGCAGCGCGCGACGTGCCGTTGAAACCGATGCAGATCCGGTCGAGCGCCTGACGCTTCACGATCGCATCACGGATGCGCGTCTGGAAGTCCGGAAACTTCGCCCACGCGTCGAGGCGCGCGTACGGAATCGCCGTGTCGAAATTCGTCTGCGTGCACAGATACCCGTTGTTGTCGAGGTTCGTCGGGTCGACCGGCGTGCGATCCTTCGTCGTGGTGTCGGTCGTACTGGCGATCGGTTGGCCCACGCCGAGGCCGATTTTCGCGCCGGACTGCTCGTCGACGCCGATCATGTGGACGCTCTGCAGGAAAGCGCTCGACGCTTGAACCTTTTGCTCAAGCGTTTGCTGCACCGACGGATCGACGCTGAATTTCGTCGTCGCATCCTGAACGCCGTTCAGCTGCGCGATGTGCGCGGTGTACGCGTTGAACGCGACGCGGGTGTCGTTACGCATGGGTGAATCTCCGAATCATTGAATGGATGGACCGATGTCGTTTCGCGTGGCCGGGGCTGATCAGCAATCCGTCTTCGTGGCGCCGGTGCCGCCGGTCGCCGGCGGCCGCGGTGCGCCATTCGGTTGCGCCGACAGTTGCTCGGTCAGTTCCGCGAGCGCGGTCGCGGTCTGCGCATGCGCCTCCTTCTCGGACGACAGCGCGACTTTCAGCGAATCGAGGTCGCCGGTCAGTTTCGCCACGGTCGCGGCCTGCTGCTGGCCGTGCGTCGCGAGCGCTTCCACGGCCTGCGTCAAGTCCGTGAAGCGCTTGTCGTCGGCTTCGCCCTTGTTCTTGACGAGGCCAAGCAGCTCGGCGACGCGCGAGAAGATGGACGGCGCAGGGGTCTCGAACTCGATCACGGTTTCTTCGGCGGCCGTGAACAGGTTGTCGCGGTGTTGCTTCTTGTTGGCGAACGGATTCTTGTCGCCCTGCCCCGCGGCGAATGCGAGAATTTCCGTCCCGAGGCTGGCCGGGCTGTCCGTGATGGCGAGGCCGATGAGATATGCCTGTTTGGTATCTGCGAACGACGGCGCAACCTCGATCGACGTATAGATCTTCTGCCTGTTTTCCGGCTTCGTGATCTCGACGAGTGCCGGCGTCGGTTGAATCTGCGCATACAGTGCGAGCTTCCCTTTCAGCGGGCCGTCCGCAATCGCTTCGGCGCGTAGCGCGATAACGTCGCCGTAGGAGCCGAACGGGTTCGGATTCGGGCCAGACATGGGCGCGTATCCGCGTACGTGCTCGCAGTTCACCCGCGCACCGTACAGGTCGCGGTTGTACGTGGCCGCCATCTGCGTAATCCAGTCCCGTTCGATCGTGCGACCGTCCGTCGTCGCACCTTCGACGGCGACGCGAAACCACTTCGACGTTGCAGCATGGTTGCCGGAACCCGTGGTGCTACCGATGCCGAGCGCGGCAAAGCCCGCGCCTGCGACCGCCGAACCGTGCGCGCCCATCGCGCCCAGCACGTCGGCGTGGTCCAGCAGCGTGCGACCATGCGTGACCAGTTCCGCAGCGTGTGCCGCCGCTGGTGAGAAGCAAGCGACCACGGCAGCGCCGATCGTCGCAGCGGTCGCCAACATCGAAAATCGCTTCATCGGTCGCTTCATCAAAGCCCTCTCAGGTTCCGTTCAGTGTTTTGGTTTCGTCGCCCGTCATGACGTGCGACTGGTGTAACGGAATGTTGCCGGGTTGCGCTTCGACGAACAACGATGCGCGTTCGTTGCTCGGCTCGGCACAAGGGCATACGCTCCGCGCGCGCGCGCGTCGCCGGTACGCTTCCGGCATGATCGAGACAGCCGAAAATCTCTCCGTTGATGACGAGCCGAGACGCGTTGCCCGCGCCTTCTATTGGAAGGGGCGCGGCATCACATGGATCGCGCAGTTTCTGAACGTTCCTCGCTCCACCGTCGAGTCGTGGAAGCAACGCGACCAATGGGAAAAGGCGTCGGTCGTCGATCGATGTGAGTCATCGGTCGAGGCCCGGTATATGGCGCTCGTCGAAAAGGAAGACAAGGAACCGCGCGACTTCAAGGAAATTGACCTGCTCGGCCGCGAAATCGAACGTCTGCACCGCTGCCGAAAATACGCAGAGACCGGCAAGGCGTCCGACCTCAATCCGAACATCAACGCGCGCAACGCCGGCCCGAAGAAGCGCGCGCAAAAGAATCTCATCACGCCCGAGCAGGCCAAGAAGCTGCACGAAGCGTTTCTCGATGGCATGTTCGGATACCAGAAGAACTGGTATCACAACGGCAACAACCGAACGCGGAACGTGCTGAAGTCACGGCAGATCGGCGCGACGTACTACTTTTCGCACGAAGCGCTCGACGACGCGTTGCAGAGCCATCGCAACCAGATTTTTCTATCCGCGAGCCGCGCGCAGGCGCACGTATTCCGCTCCTATATCTGCGACTTCGTGCGCAAGGTGATCGACGTCGAGCTGACGGGCGAGGTAATCGCGCTGCCCGGTTACGACGCCGAGCTGTACTTTCTCAGCACGAATTCGAGAACGGCGCAGAGCTATCACGGGAACCTCTATTTCGACGAGTATTTTTGGGTCCACGGTTTCCGCGAGCTGAACAAGGTCGCGCAGGCGATGGCCAGCCAAAAGCAATGGCGCAAGACCTACTTTTCGACGCCGTCGAGCATCTCGCATCAAGCCTACCCGTTTTGGTCAGGTGAAGCCTACAACCGCGGGCGCGCGAAGGCCGATCACATCCATCTCGATATCTCGCATGCCGCGCTGTCCGGCGGCCGCTTGTGTGAAGACCGGCAGTGGCGGCAGATCGTCACGATCGAGGACGCGGCCGCGATGGGTTGCGACCTGTTCGACCTGGACGAGCTGCGCCTGGAAAACAGCGCCGACGATTTCGCCCAGCTCTATCTCTGCCAGTTCATCGACGACAGCGCGTCGATCTTCAAGTTCGCGGATATCCAGCGATGCATGATCGACTCGTGGGAGGAATGGGACGACGTTGAGTTCCTGATCCAGCGACCGTTCGGCCATCGCCCTGTGTGGCTGGGATATGACCCGGCGTTGAGCGGCGATTCCGCCGGTCTCGTGATTGTGGCGCCGCCGGCCGTGCCTGGCGGCAAATTCCGCGTGCTCGAAAAGATGCAGTGGCGTGGGATGGATTTCGAGGCACAGGCCGAGAGTATCCGACAGCTCACCGAGCGCTACACCGTCACGTACATGGCGATCGACACGACGGGCATCGGCCAGGGCGTCTACCAGCTCGTGTCGAAATTCTTCCCGGCCGCCGTCCCGCTGAACTACTCGCCCGAGGTGAAAGGCCGCCTCGTGCTCAAGGGGCTGTCCGTCATCGGCAATGGCCGCCTGGAATTCGATGCGGGCTGGACCGACCTCGCGCAAGCGTTCATGGCGATCCGCCGGACCATGACCGCCAGCGGCCGGCAGGTGACGTATCACGCCGGCCGCAGCGAAGACATCGGCCACGCTGACCTTGCATGGGCGTGCCTGCACGCGCTCGGCAATGAGCCGCTCGAAGGCCAGACCACCAACAACCGCAGTTTCGTGGAGATTTCCTGATGAAAAAGACCCAACGTCCGAGCGGCGGGCGCATCGCCGCCACGACGCCGGCCACCGGCGCGGCCGCGGGCGAAGCGTTCACCTTCGGCGATCCGATGCCGGCACTGTCGCGCGCCGAAATCCTCGACTATTCGGAAGTCTGGTCGAACGGCGAATGGTTCGAGCCGCCCGTGAGCTTCGCCGGCCTGGCGAAGTCGTTTCGCGCCGGCACTCACCACGCATCGGCGATCTACTTCAAACGCAACGTGCTCGCGTCGACGTTCATCCCGCACCGACTGTTCTCGCGCGAGGCGTTTCGGCGCTGGGCGCTGGACTTCATGACCTTCGGCAACGGCATCGTTGAACGCAAGCCGAACCGGCTCGGCCAAACGCTCCGATTCGAACCGGCGCCCGCGAAGTATGTGCGCCGCCGAACGGACATGGTCAACTACGTGCAGACCAACGGATTCCAGACGAAGTACGAATTCCCGGAAGGCTCGGTGTTTCATCTGATGGAGGCCGATATCAATCAGGAGGTCTACGGCCTGCCGGAGTATCTCGGCGCGCTGCATGCGGCCTGGTTGAACGAGTCATCGACGCTGTTCCGCCGGCGCTACTACGAAAACGGCAGTCACGCCGGCTTCATCCTGTACATGACCGATCCGGCGCAGAATCAGGCCGACGTCGATACGATCCGCGAGGCGCTGAAAAACTCGAAGGGGCCGGGCAACTTCCGAAATCTGTTCGTCTACTCGCCGAGCGGCAAGAAGGACGGCATCCAACTGATCCCGGTTTCCGAGGTCGCGGCGAAAGACGAGTTCTTCAACATCAAGAACGTGACGCGCGACGACCTGCTCGCCGCGCACCGCGTGCCGCCGCAGTTGCTCGGCATCGTCCCGAGCAACACCGGCGGTTTCGGCGCGGCCGACACTGCCGCGCGCGTGTTCGCGCGCAATGAAATCGATCCGCTCCAGGCGCAATTCCTCGCCTTCAACGAATGGGCGGGCGACGAAATCATCCGGTTCGATCCGTATGTGCTGCCGGCGTTGGAAACGCCGTCGAAATCGGCCTGAATTTCCGCCGCGGTCGCGCCGAAACGCCCAGATTCGGTGCCGCACGCGGCGAATTGGCAAGCACTGTTGTTAACGGTGCATCAATACCCCCGTTTTGCGCGTCAAATCGCGTCAATTTCGCAACAACCGAACCCGGCCAAGCCCGCCAGCCGGCGGGCCTGACCGACCGATTCGCCGGTGCATCAAATGTAGGGGGACAAGAAGCGGGCAGGCGGGGAGGGGGGACCGCGTTTCAGGGGCGCGGCTGGCCGTGTTCAGACCACCATCCGACCCCGTCTGCACCCCCTTCCCACCCGCCTGCCAGCCCCGCCACGCACCTGCCGCCGCCCTGTCGATGCGCGGCGCACCCCGTGACGGCCGACCGCCCCTAGCGCCACCTATCGCGCGCGCGCCTGATATCGGATCGGCAGCACAAACAACAAGGCCGCCGCGTGTTACCACGTCGGCGGCCTTTTCCATTCTCAGCCGGCTGCGGCGTCCACCGCCGGCCGGCGTCGTCACCTGAAGGCATGCCGGCGGTACGCATCCCGAATTGCCTCACCGTACTCGGCCAGTGAGTAACCCATGCGCGCCGCACGATGCCACAGTTCTTCGCGCAGCGTGCTTGCGTAGCGATTGATGATCATCCGCTCTCGGTCCGTCGCCGGCATGATCTCCCCACCTCGAATCGGGCCGGTACACACGGTTCGGTCGAACTCCTCGCAGCGCCGGTGATACTCGTCGGCCAGCTCGTCGAGCGGCAATGGCCGCCGCTCGGGTTCGGCCAGGTAGATCCGTTCGAAGTCGCGCCGAGCAGTTTCGTCCAGGTAGACCCGTTCGAAGTCGCGCCGAGGCGCAGTTTCGTCCAGGTAGACCCACTCAAAGGCACGCCGCATCGTCATGCTCCCTCTGCGTCCACGAATCGCGCGACAGCCATCGCGATAGCTGCTGCGCGGCTGATCCCGAGACGGTCGGCAGCCGCGTCGACGCGCGCGAGCAGCGCGGGATCGATGCCGAGGCTGATCGTCTCTTTCTTCCGCCGGCCGACCGCGCGCGCCGGCCCGACCTCGCCCGATGATTCCGGTGCGGCGGCGTCCGGTGCGCCGCCGATGAACTGATCGATCGCGGCAGCTTTGCGCGCGTCCGGTCGTTTCGTGATTGCCATGCTGAACCCCTTTTTCTGTTGCGTTCGGTGTGGTCGCGCCTGCGTTACGATCCGCTCGGCGCATAGTCGTTCAGCTCGGGCGACCAGTCGCATTTCTCGCATCGATGTTTCCCGTTCGGGCAGATGCATAACCGGTGCCGCCCGCAACGCGGACATCCGCTATCGCCGTTGTCGTAGTCGCGAAGCATCCATTCGCGCCGCAGCATTTCTTCCTCATCGTCAATCACGGACTTCCCTCCATCATTTCGATATCGAAATGATATCGCTTTGATATCGTTTCACCATTGCTTCGATAGCGTTACGCCGCCAAGACGGCATCGAGCAGGCGTTCAGCCTCCGCGCATGCGACCGTGTCACGGCGCTGCATCTCATCGACATGCAGGCCGGCGGCCGCCGCGTTCGCGAACGCCTTGCGGCGCGTCAGCCGGCAATCCAGCAGGTCGAACGTGGAGAACTCACGCAGCGCCGCAGCGGCGTCCCGGTTGTCCGGGCCGCTCACGTCGGCGAGGTTCATGAAGGCAAGCGCCTTCAGGTCGTGCACGGCGCGCGCTTCGTCGATCAGCTCGGCGATATCTTTCACCGCCCACACTTCGAACGAGCGCGGAACGAATGGGATCAAGGCAACGTCGGCAACGGTCAGCGCCGCCCGCAGCGCGCTCGAATCGCGGCCGCCGGCGTCGATGATGACGTGATCGAACCCGCCGGCCTGGGCGCTCACCTGCGCACGCAGCGTCGCGCCGTTCGCGTAGGCCGAGGCCGCCAGCGGCGGCCGGCCGCTTTCCGCGCGCAAGGTGATCGCGCTGATGCTGGATTCCTGCCGATCGCCGTCGACGAGCCACGGGCGGAAGCCAGTGAGCGACAGGCCGATAGCGAGCTGCAAAGCGATCGTCGACTTGCCGACGCCGCCCTTGGTGTTCACGACTGCGATAATCATATTGCTCCCCCGAGCATTGAACTACATTGAAACCCTATCGATTCGATATCGTTTCGATACCGAATCGCCGTTGCTTTGATACCGGATCAAAATTGATCACCTGCCAGCCGCTCGCGCCGCTGATGCTCGCGTTCGTTCGCGCGGTCGGCCGCGATTACGAGCGCCGCGAGGATCGGCACGGCGAGCGGATAGAGCACGAACGCGCCGAGGCGGCCGGCAAGTGCGACGAGCGCGACAAGCAGTTCGCCGGCGTAATCGCCAATCGAGCGCCATAGGCCGCGGTCGAACGGCGCCACGATCACGAACCACGCCGTTTTCTTCAACGCCTCGTGGTACATCATGCGGCGCCCTCGCCTCGCTTCTCGGTCTGGTTCGGCAAAACGTAACGCTCCAACAGCACCGCACCGCCATCGCGCGGGCGCAAAGCCCATACGGAAACGCGCGTGCCTGGGTGCGTGACTTCCCACATTGCGGCGCCTGGCCCAGCGATCCAGCGCGCTCTTGGTTTCGTGGTCTGCATCATTTCTCCTGTCTGTTATTCGTTGAACTCGAATTCCTGCGTCTCGCGCCGCGGCCGCTTCGGTATCGGCAGCTCCGGCGGCTCCATTTCGAGGCGTGTCCGGTAGGTGTGACCGCACGTCACGTCGTCGCACTGGTAGTCGATCAGCCACACCGTGTCCGACTGCTTTTCCATCGAACGCGCGATGCCGCGCGCGCCGCAATGCGGGCAGGCAATCGTGAATCTCATGCCCAGGCCCCCGGCCGCATCGTCGTGCGCGCGTTGACCGGCCCGCGAAGCGGCGGCGACGGCATCACCTCAAGCTGCACGCCTTCGCGCGGCCGAGCCGACGCCGACAGCGAATGCAAAATCTCGAGCCCGGCCGGCGTCCTGTAATCGCACGCGTCGCAGACGAAATACAGGCGCCGCATCGTCGCCGACATGCCTTCCGTATGGCGCGCCTCGATCTCGGCGCCGCAGCACGGACACTCGATCGTCATTTGTGACATGGGATTTCCTCGCTCTACAGGTTCCGTTGGCCCCGTTTCGCGCCGCTCACTTCCCCGCTGACGCTGTTTCCGCTTCCGCGCGCTGCGCGGTCGGTCGGCTCGGCCACCCCTGACCGCTCCGACCGCGTACAGTTATTGACACGAGTCCAAGGGCGGGCGGCTTCGCCGCCACGCCGAACCACCCGCCATTCGTGCCGCGTCGACGGCACGAAAATCTTCGTCTCGCGCGAATACGCGCAGAGGCCGTCGACGATGTGCGCGATTCCGATCGCCTCGACGCCGTGCGGCACGCGCACCGGCGCGATGCCGTAGCGGCCTTCGCGATGCTCGACGGTGTGGCGTACGTACACCATGCGCGCTTCGCCGGCGATACCGCCCATCGCGCGCGAGTATTCAGCCCAATCGGCCTGGTGCTCGTCGGTTTTCTGCGCGGCAATCCATGCAGCGCGGATGCATGGCGCTTCGTCCTCGCTCGGCAAATCCTCTTCTTTGACGCGACGCAGTTCGCGCCACACGCCGACCGGCGCACCGCCGAACTGCTGGAACTGCCGGATGCCCCACAAAGCCGCCCACGCCTCGACGCGCTGCGACGGCGTGATTTCGTCGCCGTCCCACAGATCCGCCTGGATCACATAGCCGTCTCGCGTCTTGTGCTCGCCGACCGCATGGCCGTCGATGTTCTTGCTGATGTACTTCGCGACGTAGCCGACCGCAGAGCCTTTCGCGCGGTCGATCATCTCGAAGCGCACGCGATGAAGCTGCGCGCCCGGTTCATCGCCGGAATCGCGCAGGCCGTGCTTGCGCATGACCGCACAGAAGCGCTCGACCTTGTCGGCAAACACAAGGCCGTGCCAGTGCGGGCAGCCGTCGTGATGCGGCTCGGCAACGCGCATGCCGAAGTACACGATGCGTTCTCGCTTGAGTTCGGCGCGAATGCGCTGCCACACCTTCCGGAGATATGCTTGTGCGTCGCGCGGCGACAGCTCGGCATAGACCGGGTTCGGTTCAACAACGCCGCCGGTCGTTCGGACAGCATGAAAGCGGCTCGGACAGGTCAGCGTGAACATGACGCCGCGCAACTTCGCATCGTCGGCCAGCTCCTCAAGCCCGCGGAGCCGCGTGAACAGCTCGCCGCGCTTGAGCGCCTTGTTCGACATGCCCTTCGCGGCCAGCTCGGCGAGCGTGAACTGTTGGCCGTTCTCGTTCTCGACCGTGACCGATTCGAGCGTGCGCGTGTTGCGGCGGTTCTGTGCGATGCGTCTGCGCACCGCTTCATCGCTTGCGTATGGCTCGGCGCGGCGATGGACGTAATGCAGGCGGATGTTGCTATGTTCGAGCGCGCGAATGTGCATCTTCCGCAATTGGCGGCGCCACCAGAGTTCGCAGCGCACGCGCGCGACTTGGTCGGCCGGGTGCTCGAAGTCAGGCAGATCGACGCCGTAGATGTTGCACGCGTTTCGTGCCACGATGAGCGCATCGGCCACGCCCACGCCGTGCACGCGCAGCGAAACGTCGTTGGCGATGCGCCGCGCCTTCATACAGATTTCGTGGTCGTTGGCATCGGGCCGAACCGGCAGGTATTCCGGCGCATGCTCGTCGAGAAATTCGCGTATCGTGCGCGCCGCTTCGCCCATATCGAACAGGCGATCCGCCACACGTTGGCCCGGCATCTGGACTTTAGCCGCGCTCGCGTGGCCGGCTTGTTCTGCTTGACGCAGCGCGCGGCGCATCCACTTTGCCGGCAGGCGCTTGAGCGCCGCCTTGGCTTCCGGAAGTTCGGTCAGGACGGTCGAAACGTCGCGTGCGTAGACCCACATCAGGCACGACCTTTCGCGCTTCCAGCGAGTGCATCGACGAGCGCGATTCGCGCACCGATCCAGCGCATTACGGGTACTGCCATGCTGTTGCCAAGTGCTTTGTAGCGCGGGCCGTCCGCGGCAGGCTTGCCGCGGACCTCGATACGTGTGTAATCGTCTGGAAAACCCTGGAGCCGCTCGCATTCCCGCGGTGTGAGGCGACGGACAACCGATCCCGCAACGTGCATGCGACTTTCTTTGGTGAGCGTAGGGACTGGCAAACCGACCGCTGCGCGAGTGCGGTTGGTAGCGCTAGTGATCTGAGCTGCATCGAATGCAATCGCTCCAATGCCAAGGCCACCGCGACCACCGCTCGGCGTCAAAAGTGCGTTGGCTGTTCCGTCACACCTATATTCGACGTTCAGACCTCCGTCGCGTCCACGCTCCATCAGCACGAATGGCTCGGCGACGTAGGTCGTATTGTCGAGATCGGTACCGCGCCCCTTGCTTAGCGCATGAGCGCCGAGGGGCTTTGCGACGCCATCCGTAGCGCCTCCAGCAAACCCGTAGGCAAGTCCTTTCCCCGGCGCTCGGCGCGGTTCAGGATGCCCTTGCAAGCCGTCGCGCTCAAAAAGTACCGCTGCGGCACGTCGCCAGTCTCCAGCGTGTCCGACAACAAACACACGGCGGCGTCGCTGGGCCACTCCGAAGAACTGAGCGTCAAGAACCCGGTAGGCGAACCCATACCCGAGTTCTGCCAAACAGCCGAGCAGGGTTCCAAAGTCCCGTCCGCCGTTCGACGACAGGACACCGGGGACGTTTTCCCAGACCAGCCAGCGGGGAGCGAAGCGCTCAGCAATGGCAAGATAGGTGAGCATGAGGTTGCCACGCGGGTCAACCAGTCCCCTTCGGAGTCCCGCGACGCTGAAGCTTTGGCAGGGAGTTCCGCCGACGAGAAGATCGATAGCTGCATCGGGCCATTCCTTGAATTTCGTCATGTCGCCGAGGTTCGGCACGTCCGGGTAGTGACGCGCGAGCACGGCGCTCGGAAACGGTTCGATTTCACTGAACCATGCCGCGCGCCAGCCCAGCGGGTGCCACGCGACGCTCGCGGCTTCGATACCAGAGCAGACAGATCCGTAAATCACGACGCCTCCAGCATCAGGCCGGGCTGCCGCAGGCGATCGCGCTGCAGTGGCTCGTAATCCGGGTTCAACTCGCAACCGAGGAACCGGCGGCCGAGCCGCTGCGCGACCTGCCCCGTCGTGCCACTGCCGAAGAACGGATCGAACACGACGTCGCCCGGCCGGCTTCCGGCGAGCACGCAGGGCTCGACGAGCGCTTCGGGGAAGGTGGCGAAGTGCGCGTCGGGATATGCCTGTGTAGGGATCGTCCATACCGACCGCCGGTTCGCCCCGTCCTTCGGCTGATAGTCGGCTGCCGCAGGTGCGCCCTTCTGTCGGCCGTCCCGGTGAAACGCGCCGTGTGCGCCGGCACCGGTGTCCCATCCGTCCGGAGCCTTGTATCTGTCGCGGCGCTTGTAATCCATCGTGTCGAACGACTGCATCTTCGTCTCGCCGCTGTACGGCGTGCGAATCGCGTCCGCATCGAAGTAGTACCGCTCGCTCTTGCTGAGCAGGAACAGGTATTCGTGCGCCTTCGTGCAGCGGTCGCGCACGCTCTCCGGCATGGGGTTCGGCTTGTGCCAGATGATGTCCTGCCGCAAATACCAACCGGCATCCTGCAGCGCGAAAGCGAGGCGCCACGGCTGGCCGACGAGATCCTTCGGCTTCAGCCCGTCGACCCGCACGTCGGAGCGCGGTACCGGCGCGTCGTCGCGCCGGCGGCTCGCCGTCATCGCGCGATTCGCCTCTGTCTGGTTGCGACGCGTGCCGTTCAGCGTGGTGGCCGTCTCCGGGCCGCTTCGCGATCCGGCATAGCTGTCGCCCATGTTCAGCCAGAGCGTGCCGTCGTCTGCGAGTAGCTCGCGCGCGAGGTCGAACACGCCGACCAGCGTGTCGACGAACTTGCGCAGTGTCGGCTCCTGGCCGATCTCACGATGCTTGTCCGGGTGGCCGTCCGGCAGGTACGAGCGCAGGCCCCAATATGGCGGCGAGGTAATGATCGTCTGCACGCGCACGCCGTCCGTGATCATTGCACGCATCAGGTCACGGCAGTCACCGCGGTTGGATTGATCCAGCCAATTCATACGATCACCTTTTGCGCCTTCAAATGCGATGCGCCGCCGTCGAAACCGGCCATGCCGGGGCCGTATCGTCGGCCGGATGCATGCCACACCACGCGATGACGCCAACGATGGTTATCAGCCAGATCGCCCACAGCGGCAGCGGTTTCTCGTTCTTCGATTGCTTCATCAATCCCCCTATCGGTTCACCCATCGACGCCGCGCCATCTTCGTCAGCAGCGGCCGCAGCTCGCGCATCGCGGCGGCGGCTGCCTGATCGGTGCGCACGGTGCGCGGCGGGTTGTAAACGACGAACGGAGGCACCAACACCCCCGCTCCGATGCCAAACTCGGCAAGGTCAGCGGCCAGAAAATCGCGCGAGCCCTCGCCTGCACGTTCCTCGCTCGCCGCGTGCATCATGCAGCGCGACGCTCGTCGGCAGCCTGCGTCGTGTCGACTGCGTCGAGCGCCTTGTCGAATGCCTCATCGCGTGTCATCGGATGCGACACGCCCGTGTTCTCCGTGTACCAGTGGAATTCGCGACGCCCTTCCATGCCCTTGGCGACGAAGTAGCCGCCACTTCCCAACCGATCGAAGAACGGGCCAACCTCGATCACACCAGCCGCCACGACGCGCGGCATCGCCATTTCGATATCTGCGTCGGTCATGCGTCCGCCCAGTCATGCAAAGCAATCAGAGCATCCAGCGCTGGGTCTCCGGTCGCGGGTTCGATGTCATGACGCGCCAAGTCGATCGCGACCCACGCCGCAATGGTCGCGCGACGCCAGTACCGGTACAGCCATTTTTGGCGAGCTGTCATGCGGCCCTCGCGATGGACAAGTACGAGCAGCCTTGCTCGCGTGCGCGGCGGGTGCGCTCGGCGATAGCGCGGCGGCGATACTGCGCACGCTGCGCTTCGTTGTGTGCGTTCAGCTCGCGGCGAATCTCTTTGGATTCGTCGCGCACTACATTAGTAGTCCGATTCATCGTCACCATAAAAGCTCCGCTGGAAACGTCGTCGATTGATTTAACCGCGTGCGGTCGGCTGGGGTTGCGGGATGTGCGGCATGGCTCGGGCATCGGCAGGTGTGTCGGTCTGCGCGGGTTGCGAGGCGGCGAAGTACGCGCTCTTGAGCTGGTCGAGCATGGCGCGGCCCTGCACGGTCAGGACGTAGATCGGCCCGCTGGTCGGATCGAATCCAACTTCCTCAAGAAACTCATACCAGATGCTGCCCTTCGGGAAATCGCTCAGCGCTTCGATAGCGGCATCCTGGTCCCACTCGACCGGAATCGCCACCGCCTCCGCAGCGGGCGATGCTGCCGCGCGGGCATAGGCGACGCCTGCGCTGAAGCCGAGCGCCATTTCGTCCCGAGATTCTTGGATCGATTCGTCGCACGCGCCGGTTCGAAGCGCTTCCGCGCTGATCGGGCAAGTCCGCTCGTACCACGCCTCAAACGCCGCCCGCTCGTCGGCCGGCGCTACTGCCGATAGTGGGTATGGTTGGCTCACGCAAAGCCTGAACGTCTCGGCGCACAGTTCAGCAAAGCGCTTCGGCACGATGCGCGCACTGGAACTGTCCGGACAGCACGCCTCGTAGCCGGCTGGAATATCGCCAAGACGGCCGCACTCAGGGCAGAAGCGAATCATCTCTTCGGTCGCCACCACGGCGGGTTGCTCGACATGGAACGCAACGAAGTTGGTTCGAGCCGTGGCGTGAAGCGCGCGCCGAATCTCTGCAACAGCCGCTTCTGACAATTCGCATGTCGGCTTGAGCACGAACGCGGCTTGATCGCCAGCCGGATCACCGGCGTCAATGCCGCACCATGCGGCTGACTCAGCCGGCGCCACGTCGCCGAAGCCCTGCACGAATCCGACGCTCGCATCCGCGCACGATCCGCGCGCCTCGTCGACCGCGGCCGCCAGTACGAGCGCGCGCGTGTCAGCGCGCGTCGGATGGCTCGCCGCGACGCCGTCTTGCAAATTGGCTGTTGCCCAAAGCGCGTGTTGGTGAAGCGACTGGATTTCCCACGCGTTCGTTATGATGCGATCCGCACGGCGCAGCTCGACGAACAGCGCGCGCGGCGTGCCGTCGTCAATCACGGCCTGCCGTTCGTTGGCGCGCGTGACGCCCTCGCCGATAGCGTCGTCGCGCTCATTCGCGTTCGCCCACTGCAATTTCTGGTCGAACGTCATGACACCAAGCGCGTTTCGGATGATCGTGTGCGCCGCGCGCAGCTCGTCGCGAAGTTGTTGAATGACCATGGTTACGCGCTCCGAGCTTTCGTCTGCGCGAGCAATTTCGCGCGATAGGACATGGCCTTTTCCAGCGAGCGCGCCAACGTGCCTCGTGCCTGCGCACTGCCGATCTTTTCGAGCGCATCGTCGATCGCCGTGGACCGCATCGAACCGCTTCCAACGCTCAGGCCGGATTCGACGTGCGTAACAACGTAGCGCTTCGGGCTGTCGAAGCCCTCATAGACGTTGCAGTGCACGCCGAACGTCATCTGCAGATCGTTCTTGATCGTGAGCGGCTCGCCTGCAACGCTACGCAGGCCGGTCTCGAGAAGAATGTCGTAGCGGATGGTTCTCATGCCGGCACCCCCAAACGAGCCACGCCGACCTGAGTCCAGATTCGGACGATGCACTGCATCGAGTCCATCAGCGCACGCCATGCGGCGTCAGCGGTTTGGCGGGCCAGCGCGAGCGCGCTGTAACGTGACCGTGAAAATTGCAACGAAATGTGCTGCATTTGACTTCCCCTTGTTCAACCCCTTGAACGGTTTGCTGCGTGAAAGTCGCCCGGCGGCTGGGTAGCTATTCCAGCACCGGCGGGGTTGTGAACCGGCTGCCGGGGCGACGGTTCGGAGAATAGTTCATACCGATTGACGCGTCAATATGCATGAACGTTCATGCGCAAGGACGTTGCGCACCATGAACTGTTCAAATAGTATTGACGCCGGGTTGATATTCTGATTGGGGTTCGAATGAAAACTACCGTCCAATTGCTGGACGACGTGAAGGTCAAGATGGACCTTCCGTCTGACTATGCCGCAGCGAAGGCGCTCGGTGTTACCCGCTCCGCTGTGAGCCAATGGCGAAATGGAAAGGCTACGTTCGATGACGACACGTGCCTTTTGGTCGCCGAAATCCTCGACCTTGATCCGTTCGACGTGCTCGCCTACATCAACATCGAGCGTTCGCGCGATGAAGGACGCCGCGCGCGCTGGGTGCACGCACTGGAAAAATTTTCCAGGGGTTTTCGGTGGCTGGCGCTACCCGCTAACGCTTGTGGGGCTTGGGTCCCGCAGGTGTAA